AGGCGCTTAATATAAGCCCAGGAGATCTTGTTGGATTTAAACCATTACGTGAGTTTGAATTTGTGTTTAATAAGCAAAGGCTTTATTGTATGAAATCAAATGATATTGTAATTAAATATGAACGTAGAGGAAACGAAAAGGAGTATAATCCAAGCTGGGCAGAAAGCAGTTGAGGAATTAATTAAGGTAGCAAAAGAAGCTATTGTTGATTCTGATGATGATATATCCGCTGATAGACTTAAAAATGCAGCAGCTACTAAAAAGCTAGCTATATTTGATGCGTTTGAAATACTTAACCGTATTGAAGAAGAAGAGGGTTACTTAGAGACGAAAGATACTAATAGCAAACAAGCCAAATTTAAAGGCTTTGCTGAAGGAAGATCGAAATGAGTTACGAACAGCAATTAGTAAAACAACTACCCGATCATATAAAAGAAAGTGTTATTAAAAAAAATAACAAATCTAAAAAATGGGAATATGGGTATAACGAAGATTATGATGTTGTTGTAATAAGCAAGACCGGTCAAATTGAAGATATTATTGAGATTCAAAATCTTAAAATTGCTTTACCTAAGAGAGAAGAGCAAGTTAAGTCTGAATCTAAAAAATGGGAAAAAGAAGCCTACCCCAAAGAACTAAGTAAAATAAAAAATGTATCTGACTGGGAGGCAAAGCCAGAACACTTTAGAAACAAATGGTATGACTATATTGATAAAGAATTCAAAAGGCGCGATGAAGGCTTATGGTTTTATAACAAGAATAAGTATATTTATATTACTGGTTCTCACTTTATGTACTTGCAGTGGTCCAAAATTGATGTTGGGGCAGCAGACTTTAGGGAATCAAATAGATTATTCTTTATATTCTGGGAAGCTTGCAAGGCCGACTCACGATGCTATGGAATGTCATATCTTAAAAACCGTAGGAGTGGATTTTCGTTCATGTCCTCAGCTGAAACTGTTAACCTCGCAACAATATCCTCGGATTCACGGTTTGGAATATTGTCAAAGTCTGGCTCTGACGCTAAGAAGATGTTCACAGACAAGGTCGTACCGATATCCGTCAACTACCCGTTCTTCTTTAAGCCCATCCAAGACGGTATGGACAGGCCCAAAACCGAACTTGCCTATCGTGTCCCCGCATCCAAGCTTACCCGTAAGAAACTTGAAGCCAACGAAGCGCAAAAAGATCTTGAGGGATTAGATACAACTATTGATTGGAAAAACACAGGTGATAACTCCTATGATGGAGAAAAATTAAAACTATTAGTCCACGATGAAAGTGGAAAGTGGGAAAGACCAGATAACATATTAAACAATTGGCGAGTAACTAAAACAACACTAAGACTAGGTAGTAGAATTGTTGGTAAATGTATGATGGGATCAACATCAAACTCGCTAGATAAAGGTGGTGAAAATTTTAGAAAACTTTACAATGACTCAGATGTTACGAAAAGAAACGCCAATGGACAGACTCGTTCAGGACTCTATTCTTTGTTCATACCTATGGAATGGAACTACGAAGGATACATTGACTCTTATGGCTTACCTGTATTCGATAAGCCGACCGGTACAGTATTAGGCCCTCAGGGGGAGAAAATTAAAACAGGTGTTATAGAGTATTGGAACAACGAAGTTGAAGGGCTTAGAGACGACCAAGATGGTTTAAATGAATTTTACAGACAATTTCCACGTACAACTAAACACGCATTTAGAGATGAAGCAAAGCAGTCGCTTTTTAATCTAACAAAAATATACGAGCAAATTGATTACAACGAAGATTTAAGAAATACAAGCACAGTAACCCAAGGTAATTTTTATTGGGAAGGTGGCATTAAAGATTCTAAAGTTATATTTGCTCCGACTAAAGAAGGAAGATTTTTTATATCTTGGATACCTGATTTAGTATTACAAAATAATGTACTATTTAAAAATGGATTAAGGTGGCCAGGCAACGAACACATTGGTGCTTTTGGTTGTGATAGTTATGATATATCAGGGACAGTTGATGGTAAGGGTTCTAAAGGAGCCTTGCACGGCTTAACTAAGTTTAGTATGGAGAATGCCCCTATTAATACATTTTTCTTAGAGTACATATCTAGGCCTCAAACGGCTGATATATTTTTTGAAGATGTACTTATGGCTTGTGTGTTTTACGGGATGCCAATACTTGCTGAAAATAACAAACCTAGATTACTGTACCATTTTAAAAGAAGAGGATACAGGGGATACAGTATGAATAGACCAGACAAACTTAAACTGTCTGTTACTGAAAGAGAAATTGGTGGTATGCCAAATTCAAGTGAAGATATAAAGCAAGCGCACGCGGCCGCTATTGAAGCTTACATAGAAGATCATGTGGGTTTAACAGAAAATGGATATGGTACAACTTATTTCCAAAGAACTCTAGAGGACTGGGCGAAGTTTAATATAAATAACAGAACTAAGCATGATGCTTCCATAAGCTCAGGATTAGCCATAATGGCTTGTAACAAAAATAAATATAGACCATCTCCCAAAAGAGAATTAAGGTCAACTCCATTAGGGATAAAAAAATATAACAATAAAGGGGCAAGCTCAAAAATAATGTAAATGATATCAACCAATTATAACAGTTCATTTCCAGACCAGGTGGTACCTGACGAGGAAAAGCAAACATTAGAATACGGTGTCAAGGTAGGCCAGGCTATTGAATTCGAATGGTTTCGTAATAATAGAAGCGGAGGAGATAGATTTTTATCTAACTACCAAAACTACCATAGACTCAAGCTTTATGCTAGAGGAGAACAATCTATACAAAAATATAAAGATGAGTTAGCTATTAATGGTGATTTGTCTTACTTAAACTTAGATTGGAAACCGGTGCCTGTAATATCTAAATTTGTAGATATTGTTGTTAACGGTATGTCGCAAAGATCTTATGAGATTAAAGCTTTTGCGCAAGACCCTGAATCTTTAAAGAAAAGAACTAATTACGCAGAAAGAATAATGCGTGATATGGTTGCAAAAGAATTTTTAGACAATGTACAAAGCACATTAGGTGTTAATATGTATTCTACTGATCCTGAAAAATTACCTAAAGACGTAAATGAGCTATCTCTTAAGATGCAATTAGATTTTAAGGAATCCGTTGAAATAGCAGAGGAGCAAGCTATAAATACAATACTAGATAAAAGCAAATACGACGAAGCTAGGAAAAGAGTTATATACGATTTAGTTGTTTTAGGTATTGGTTGTACAAAAACAAGTTTTAATTTAACAGAAGGTATAAAAACAGAATATGTGGATCCGGCTAGTTTAGTTTATTCATATACTGAAGATCCTAATTTTGAAGATCTATATTACGTAGGTGAAGTTAAAACAGTTTCTTTGCCTGAGTTGAAAAAACAATTCCCAAGCCTAACACCAGAAGATTTAAAGCAGATAAATAAGGTTGGCAGTTCTGGTAATTATTTAAGGGGCTACAATGGTGGCCAAGGAGATGATGACCAGGTTAACGTATTATTTTTTGAATATAAAACGTACAGTGATCAGATATTTAAAATAAAGCAAACAGATCAAGGTCTTGAAAAAGCTTTAGAAAAGCCAGACACGTTTAATCCTCCCAAGAATGATAACTTTGAAAGAGTAGGTAGGAGTATAGAGGTTTTATACAGCGGAGCTAAAATACTTGGGCAGAATATGATGCTAAAGTGGGAGATGTCAGAAAACATGACTAGACCAACCGCTGATACTACTAAAGTTAAAATGAACTATTCTATTTGTGCACCTAGGATGTACAAAGGAAAAGTGCAATCATTAGTAAGTAGAGTTACTGGGTTTGCTGATATGATTCAGCTGACTCATTTAAAAATACAGCAAGTATTATCAAGAATGGTTCCTGACGGGGTTTATCTTGATGTTGATGGTTTATCGGAAGTTGATTTAGGTAATGGTACAAACTATAATCCTCAAGAAGCTCTTAATATGTATTTCCAAACAGGTAGTATTATAGGTAGATCGCTTACACAAGATGGTGACCCAAATAGAGGTAAAGTTCCTATCCAAGAGCTGCAATCATCTAACGGTCAAGCTAAACTGAGTGCTTTGATAAGTACGTATCAGTATTACCTGCAAATGATTCGAGATGTTACCGGGTTAAACGAAGCAAGAGATGGAAGTACACCTGATAAAAATGCTTTAGTAGGTTTACAAAAGATAGCAGCTGCAAATTCAAACACAGCTACAAGACACATACTACAAGCTCAACTGTATTTAACATTATCCACTTGCGAAAACATTGCGCTACGATTAGCAGATGCATTAGCATATCCACTAACAGCACAATCATTAAAACAATCTATAAGTACATATAATGTAGGAACCTTAGATGAATTGTCTACCTTACAACTACATGACTTTGGTATATTTCTAGAGTTAGAGCCGGATGATGAGGAAAGAGCTAAAATGGAAAACAATATACAAACAGCATTGTCCGCGGGATTAATTGGATTAGATGATGCTATAGATATTAGAAACATAGCGAACATTAAGACAGCTAATGAATTTTTAAAAGTACGTCAACAACAAAAAGCTAAAAGAGAACAAGAAGCGCAGCAAGCAAATATACAAGCACAAGCACAAGCAAACTCTCAGTTAGCACAACAAACCGCTTTGGCTGAAACACAAAAACAACAAGTTTTAACAGAACAAAAGATACAGTTAGAGCAAGCTAAGATGCAATTTGATGTTCAAAAGCTACAACAAGAAGCTGCTATAAAGAAGCAATTAATGCAAACAGAGTTTGATTTCAACATGCAACTTGCTATGGCAAATTCACAACAACAAACATCGAAAGAAAATAACAAAGAAGATCGTAAAGATGATAGGGCTAAGATAGTAGCTTCACAACAGAGTGAACTAATTAATCAAAGACAAAACAATTCGCCTCCAAAAAACTTTGAGTCCTCAGGAATGGACGTATTAGGAGGATTTGGTTTAGAACAATTTGACCCTAAGTAAAGTAAATTTTTAACTATTTAATTATATTATATCATGTCAGAACCAGTAAAACAAGAAGGAGATTTTAAAATCAAAAAGAAAACTCCTAGAAAATTTTCAAATGAGCCAAGTGCTCCAGCAAAAATTGATTTAAGTCAACCAAAAGAAGCGGATGTTACCAAAGTGGTAATTGATCAGCCGGTTGAGGAGGCTCCAGAACCCGCGGTAGCAGTACAGGAGATAGTAGAAGAAACTCCACAAGAAACCGCAACAGCTCAGCTTGAAAACACCGTGCTTCAGGAAATAACAGAAGAAGAAGTTCAGCAAGAGACTAAAAAAGTGGAAGCTGAAATAAAAGAAGCAGTAAGAGACGAAAGAGTATCGGGAAAACCGTTACCGGAAAACATAGAGAAATTAGTTACTTTTATGGAAGATACCGGTGGAACTGTACAAGATTTTGTACGTTTAAATGCGGATTATACTAATATAAACG